AATGATTTAGACCTAGGTGGCACACAAGCAAGTTTTGAGTGTTGGTATTATCCTGTCGCTCTAGGTGCTTATCAAAATATGTTAGTTAAGTATGGCGGGTCTATTGCTTGGAATACAACAAGTGGTATTGAGTATGCATTTGCTTTTAATAATGGTGTTTTAACTTTAAGTTACAACGATGGAGACAGTAGTCCAACAGTCATAATAGACCCTACAACACGCTCTGCAAATCAATGGTATCACCTAGCTGTAGCAACCGATGCCAGTAATAACATTGCATTGTTCGTTAATGGAACCCGTGTAGCTACGGGAACAAATGCTATTACAAAACCTTCAACACGAACATCTATTGAAATAGGTTCAACAAACAGCCAATTTCTAAATGGGTATTTATCAAATGTAAGATTTATTACAGGTAGTGGTGCAATAGACCCAACTGTAACATCTTTCACTGTCCCGACTGCACCCCTAGAGGACATCACCAACACATCTCTGCTCACTTGCCAAGCCAATGGCTTTGTAGACAACTCAAGCAATGCTCACGCCATCACAGTCAATGGCAACCCTGAGCGCACTACGAATGTTCCATTTGGTGAAAGGTCTGTGGAGTTTGATGGGAATGATTATTTAACTACTACAATTGATTCAGCTATTGGTACAGGTGACTTTACTGTTGAGGCTTGGGTCTATCCAAATGTAACCAACACATATCAAACAATTTTTGAAACACGGACTGGTTATCCTGATTCAGCAGGAATGACATTTCAGCTTACAAACTCTGGAACAGTGGAATTTTTTAGTGGAACAACAGGAGTCACTGGGGGTACATATACCTCCAATAAGTGGCAACATGTTGCCTGTACTAGAGAAAGCGGAACAGTAAAAATATTTTTAAATGGACAGCAATTAAACTCTGGCTCAGTTAGTAATGATTTAACTAAAACAGCAGTTTCAATAGGAAAGACTTGGGATAATTATTACTTAAACGGTAATATTTCTAATCATCGTGTAGTTATTGGGACAGCCGTCTACACAGCCAACTTCACACCATCCACAACACCACTGACAGCTATTACAAACACATCACTCCTAACCTGTCAGAACGCAGTGTTCCAAGATAACTCTGGTAATGCTCATGCGATTACAGCCAACGGTGACCCACAGGCATCCACCAACCTACCCTTTGGTGAGCGTTCGGTTTACTTTGATGGGTCTGGTGATTACTTAACTTTTCCAGAACCCACATTATCTGGTGACTTTACTTTAGAGACTTGGGTGCAACCAACATCTTTAACTGGCACACGTTTGTTATTTAGTTCTTCAAGTCAGAGTAATGTACAAATACCTCGCATACAAACTAACGGTGGCGTTTATGTTTACATCAACGGGACTCAATTAAATGCAGGTAGTACAGCAACCGCATTAGCAAATACAAATGAATGGCATCACTTTGCATTAACACGCTCTGGTACGACAGTGTATGCCTTTGTTGATGGTGAAGAAATTTGGAATACTACATTTTCATCTAGTTTTAAAGTGGGTGTACTAGGTGCGTTTTTCCTTAGTGGAAGCCTGTACACAACAAATCCATACTACTTTGGTGGGTATGCTTCTAATACTCGCATTGTAAACGGCACTGCACTCTACACTGCCGCATTTACTCCACCCACAGAACCCCTCACAGCAGTATCCGGTACTAGCCTACTCACCTGCCAAGATGCGGTGTTCCAAGACAACTCAGGGAACGCTCATGCCATCACTGTGAATGGAGACGCTGAAGCATCTACGAACATCCCATTCGCACCTGTAACAACCTATGGCGTACAGCAGTATCTTGATGATGCCTTCACTGTATCACCGCAGGGTGGTAGTGGGTATTTTGATGGGACTGGGGATTATCTTAATTCTTCTGCATCAATGACTATCCCAACAAACGGAGATTTTACAATTGAATGTTGGGTGTATGCTACCACGCAGACTAACCAAGGGGTTATCCAGTTATCCACTACAAACTCTATTGCAGATTTTGATATTTTTATATCAATGTATCCTAACCTAGAGTTTCAGTGGGGTTACTCCTCAGGCAATAACTATGTGAGTACAACTGGAAGTAAATTCCCAATTAGAACTTGGCTTCATGTAGCTATGGTTAGGAATAGCGGTACAACAAAGTTATACATTAACGGGGTGGACAGCGGCGGTACAGTTTCCTCAACCACAGCATATACTATTACAAATATGTTTGTTGGGGGTTATTACAGTACATCCAATTTGTTTAATGGTTACATTTCTGACGCTAGAGTTATCAATGGAGCAGCTTTATACACTTCAAACTTCACACCCCCAACAGCACCACTAACACCAACATCAGGCACATCACTCCTCTGCAACTTCACCAACGCATCCATCATTGATGCCACTGGCCGTAACGTCATAGAGACTGTCGGTAACGCACAGGTTGACACGACTACGTTTAAGTACGGCACAGGTGCGATGGAGTTTGATGGGACTGGGGATTGGCTGCAGACTCCGCCTTCTGATTTGTTTAACTTTGGTGCAGGCGATTTCACCGTTGAGTTCTGGGCAAAAATTGATACACCGTTATCTAACTTCAGAAAAGGTGTTGTTGGTCAAACAGAAAATGTAAATGGTAGGTGGCAAGTTAGACCTGCACAAAACAATGGAAACTTTGGATTTACTTACTATAACGGAAGTACCTACAGAGACATGGACGGTGGTGCGGCTATTCCAGATAACACTTGGTGTCACCTAGCTGTTGTTCGTGATAGTGGCACATTTAAGTTTTTCATTGATGGTGTTAAAGGAACAGACAACAGTTCTTATACTTCTGAGTCCGTAGGTAATAGCACTGGATTGTATATTATGCGAAATGTTTGGGACAACCATGACTTAGCAGGAAGCATAGACGACCTCCGCATCACCAAAGGCATCGCACGATACACCGCAAACTTTACACCGCCAACGGCAGAACTTCCGGTTGTAGGCCAATAAGGAGAGGCATGAAAGATATGGCAACAGAAGGCACTAAGCAAGTCGTAGATGCAGTTAGTGTACTCACCGTAGTTGGAACCATAGGCGAATTGTTGCCTCCTTTGGCGGCCTTATTCACCCTTGTGTGGACAGGGATTAGGATATTTGAAACAAAAACAGTACAGGGGCTTCTAGGAAGGAACCCTCCTAGTGATAGCTGAACTTGCTGCAGCCAATGCCGCCTTTGGTGTCATCAAAGAAGCCATAGCAAACGGTAAGCAACTCTATGAGGCAGGTGACGCACTAGCAGACTACTTTGGCCTCAAGGCTGAAATACAGAAGAAGGCACATGAGCATGGATACAAGTCCGATATGCAAGCCTTCCAAGCAACAGAGCAACTTAGAGAATATGAAGATGCTTTGAAACAAATGATGATATGGCAGGGCAGAGCAAATCTTTGGACAGACTGGCTTGCATTCCAAAAACAGATGAAGGACAGCCGTGAAGCGGCAGAGAATGAAGAACGAAAAAAGAAAGCCCGTAGACGCAAACTCATTAAAGACTGGTGTATTGGTATCGTTGTTACCGTGGCCACCCTTTCTGCTGTTGGCATATGTGCTTACTTCATATATTGGCTCGTAACAACTAAAGGCACTTAGTATGTGGATTACATTAGGCATTTACGCCATTGCACTACAACAAGGAATCTTCCAAGTTGTAGAGACTAAAGAGTTTACAAATCCACAGGATTGTTTTCAGGAAGCCTTAGTTGTTGCTCAAGACACAGACGATCCACGAGGTATGCTTTGTGTACCTATTAAAAAGGATTCCATGTAAATGTGGACAGCACTCATTGGCCCTGTTGTAGACCTTGCCAAAGGATTTATCAAAGGCAGGATAGACGAGGCTAAGATTAAACAAGAGGTCAAGTTAGAACGCCTCAAGAATGATGCAGACTGGGAAGCTAGAATGGCTGACGCATCTGCTCATAGTTGGAAGGATGAGTGGTTTACGATATTGTTGTCATTGCCTATTGTCTTTGTAGGATACGGTGTAGCGGTAGATGATATGGATGTGATTGAACGTGTGCATCGTGCATTTGAAGTGTTAGCAGGACTACCAGAATGGTTTCAATTCTTGTTATACACAGCGGTACTAGCGTCCTTTGGAATCAAAGGTGTTGATAAAGTCATGGGGAAGAAGTAATGCCAAAAGTCGGAAGCAAACATTATTCATACACAGCCAAAGGTATGGCTAAAGCAAAAGCAGAAGCTAAGAAGACTGGAAAGAAAGTCCAGTACGGTAAGAAGAAGAAAAAGTCATGAGTAAAGGTCTCTATGCGAATATCCACGCTAAACGCAAGCGTATTAAAGCCGGTAGTAACGAAAAGATGCGTAAACCAGGTAGCAAAGGTGCACCGACTGCAAAAGCATTTAAAAAAGCAGCCAAGACTGCCAAAAAGAAACGTGGAGCAAAGTAACAATGTATCCTAACCAGCCGTATGTATCTGGAATGTTCTCTCAGATCATTGATAGAATGCAAGGACAAGTACCAGCAATTCAGCAATATCTAGCACAGAATCCAGGGCTGAGTGATCTACAATACTACCAAGCGGCTCAACAGGCTAACATCTCTCCACTGGCTATTGCAATGGCTACTCAGTCTGATCCATACCAGATCTATAATCGTTTTCAGACTGCAGAACAACAATACAATGCAATGCAACCTGGAATGCTCACAGGCGGACAAACAAACCTTGGACGTGGAATCGGTAACGCTACTCAACAATACGTAGAGGACAAGTTCATTGAAGCGGGATTAGCGATGACTCCTTTAGCACCAATTGCACCGTTCGTAGGGCCTATACGGACAGGAATACGTCTCTTCGGATTTTAGGATAAGATATGGCTACAAAACGCTCAGTAGGTGCTGCACTTACAACAACATTAACAGACATCTATGAAGTACCTGCCAATAAACGTGCAGAATGGATTCTTGTGTATGTAACCAATACTTCAGGAAGTACTGAAACATTTAGTGTGACATACTACGATGCCTCAGCAGATGCTTCACTTCCTATTTTATCCGGATATTCACTTTCTGCTAAAGAGTTCTTTCAAATCGGTGGGCAGTACAATGAGTTCATTATGATGGAAGCAGGGGACAAAATACAAGCAAGTGCATCGACTGCAGCGACTATCTTAGTCTCTGTCATTGAACACAATGCGACAGCAGGTAGAAATTAATGGCTACAAAGAAAGATTCAAGACTTGACAAAGCAGGTGTTTCAGGGTATAATAAACCTAAGCGCACTCCCAATCATCCTACCAAGTCTCATGTCGTTGTTGCGAAAGAAGGCGACAAAATCAAAACAATCCGATTCGGTCAACAAGGTGTCACTGGCGCTGGTAAGAACCCTAAGACAAAGAAAGACAAAGCACGGCGTAAATCCTATTATGCTCGCCACAATGCTCAAGACTCCAATCCAAGTAAACTCAGCGCTCGCTATTGGTCTCATAAGGTGAAGTGGTAATGGCTACGTATTTAGATATTGTTAATGATGTACTGGTTCGGTTACGAGAAGACGAAGTCTCTTCAGTAACACAGAACCCGTATGCCAAGTTAATTAGCAAGTTTGTCAACGATGCGAAAGAAGAAGTTGAGAATGCTTGGGACTGGTCACATCTGAGAACAACAATTACTGTCAACACAGTCTCCGGTACATTTGGTTATGTACTCAGTACGTCAGGTACTCGTATGGAAGTGCTTGATGTCATTAATGATACGTCAGATTGGTTTATGCAGTATCGCACTGCAAAGGAATTTACCAACTGGTACCGCAACACAGACAACGTAGTCTCTGGTGCTCCTGTGTATTACTCTTTTAACGGTATTAGTTCATCTGAGGATACAATTGTCGAAGTCTATCCTAAGCCAGATGCTGAGTATACATTGCGTTTTAACTTACTTGTTCGCCCTGGTGAATTGACAAATAATACAGATGTGGTCTATGCACCAACACGCCCTATTATTATGTTGGCGCTTGCAAAGGCGATTGAAGAACGTGGTGAAGATGGCGGTATCTCAGCGACAAGCGCTTATGCAACTGCACAGCGTGTAATGAGTGATGCGATTGCTTTTGACGCTGAGAAGCATCCTGAAGAGTTGATATTTAGAGAAGTCTAATGGCAGAGGTTCTACAGTCTACAACAATTTCAGCACCCGGTTTCTACGGCCTGAATACACAGGACTCTGGATTACAGAACAGCCCTTCTTTTGCATTGGTTGCAGAGAATTGTGTTATTGATAAGTATGGGCGTATCGCTGTTCGTAAGGGATGGGAAACATACTCTAATCAGGCTGATGGAGTTACAGGGTCTGTCAGAGCAATTGGTGAGCATGTTGAGACAGACGGTACATATTCTATTCTCTTTGCGGCTAATAACAAACTCTGGAAGTTTACTGATAACGCCAGAGACCCTGTAGAACTTACAGCCAATAGCGGCACACCAATCACAATTACTGCAGATGACTGGCAGATTGTTTCGTACAACAATAAAACAGTGTTTGTTCAGCAAGGTCACGAGATGGTGTACTACGATGGCTCTGCAGATGAATACTTTGAATATACGAACGGACCGGCCTCGACAACACCATCCTGCGCATCTGCTTGTTTTAACAGGATGTGGGTTGCAGATGACTATACAGTTTACTGGTCTCAGATTTTAGACCCTACAAACTTTGCAGATGTAGGTTCTGGTTTCATTAATATGCGTGAAGTGTTCGGTGAAGACGATACAGTCACTGCAATCACTGAACATAATAACAGGTTAATTATCTTTGGTCAGCGTAACATCGCAGTCTTTTCAGGTGGCGAAGACCCTACAGGGGTTGGGTTTATGCTGCAGGACCATATCTCTGGCATCGGCTGTATTGCAAGAGACTCAGTAGCTAATGTAGGCACAGATGTGTTCTTCTTGTCTGCTGAAGGAGTGCGCACACTTGGAAGAACAATCCAAGAAAACTCTTCTCCTGTTCGTGATATCTCTCGTAACGTCAGAGATGACTTATTAGATGCAGTATCTGGTACAAATGCTAATCAGATTAAGGCCGTGTACTCGCCAACTGATGCATTCTATGTTCTCAGTATTCCTGGCGCACGTATCAGTTATGTATTTGATCTCAGAAGTCAACTTCAAGATGGTTCTATGCGAGCAACGGTATGGAAGCAGATTAACCCAACTGCATTACTCCGCAGACGAGACAACACGATCTTGATGGGACAGACTGCTTACGTCGCACAACATACAGGCTACCTAGACAACGAAGATGAGTATGAGTTTAAGTATTATACCTCGCACATGGACTTCGGTAACCCAGCCATTGAAAAGATTCTAAAGAAACTCAAGGTTGTTGTTTATGGGTCTTCTGAGGAAGCCCTGACAGTACGTTTTATTACGGATTACACAACCAAGTACGCACCGGAAACAATTCCGTTGACTTTGTTTAACATTGCAGAGTTTGGTACTGCTGAATTTGGCATTGCCGAGTTTTCTCTTGGAGAGGCTATACAGCGTTTTGGTATCAACCTCCGAGGCAAAGGCTCAGTAATCCAACTAGGGTTTGAACTCAGTGTTAACAACACGAAGATGTCTTTCCAAAAACTAGATATCTATTCTAAAACAGGAAAATTAATCTCATGACGGATACAACTTATACTCCTATTGAATCCAACTTCAGCGCAAAAGATGATTTAGATTCTGGAAACCCAGATAAAGTCATCTCTGGTGCTTTGTTTGATGCTGAGTTTTCAGCAATCTCTGTCGCAGTTAATGCAAAGGCTGATAAAGCCTCTCCAGCATTCACAGGAACACCTACTGCGCCGACTGCTGCAACAGATACAAACACGACACAACTAGCAACAACAGCTTTTGTACAGCAAGAGATCAACGCAACCTTAACAGCCGGTACAGAAGGATTAGACGGTAACTCATTCTTCACAGTCTCTATATGGCAACGAGCAGCATCTACACCTTCTAATCCTACTGGAGGTTCTTTCGACTTTGATACACTTGTCCTTACTCCTCCAACAGGATGGACTCGTAACATACCAGCCGGTACTGATCCGGTGTACATCTCAACAGCCACAGCAACAACAATCGGCTCTACCGGCGTTGATAGTACACTGACTTGGTCTACTCCTGTGTTGGCATTCCAGAATGGTGCAGACGGTACAACGGCTGATACGAAGTTTGCGAGTGGTTACCTCTACTACGAAACTTCATCATCAACTGCACCAACTGCACCGGTTGAAGATGTTGATACATCCAACTACAGTTTCTCAACAGGTACATTCTCAACACTGAAGGCAGGATGGACTCACGTTTTTGAAGTACCTTCTGCAGTTTCAGGACAACGATTCTGGGCTGTGTACTACACTGTTGAAGAAGACGTTGATGGTAACCAGACCATCACAATCAGTAACACTGCCTTTAACTGGATTAACTTTGATGGCTTGGTGACGTTTACGAATATTACCCAAGGTATTGCAGACAACGTAACATCTATTGATGGCGGTAAGATTACTACCAATACATTGAATGCCAGTGCAATTGAAACAGGTACGTTAACAGCCGATAAGATTTCATCAGGCGATGTTACATCTGGAGTTGAGTTCCAGCTTGGTTCTGATGTCGATTCTGTGGGTAGTGTGTCTGCCGGTGCTGCATTTAAGTCAACATCGTCGAGCAAAGGCGGTGTGATTGCAGCGAATACAACATCGTATTCTGCACTGGTTGCTGGTAACGTAGGTAACACCGACTCACCGACATCAGCTGCTGGCTTCTATCACGCAACATCAGCAAACTTCAGCACCTTCAACAACTATGCCGAACTCGCAAGCGGTGTACGTGCTGGGTACTTTTCTGGTGATGTCGTTGTTACCGGCACAGTCAATCCATTTACAGGTAGTCACATCTGTTTAACATCTTCTCCATACGATGTAGGAGATATCGTGATTGATACAGGCACTGTACATAAAGTTGATGTCTCTAACGTAGTTGGTGAAATCTCTCAATCAACTGCTGCAGAACAAAAAGCAGTGGTTGGTGTGTTTGTTAAGAGTTTTGAGGATGATGCCTTTGCAACTAACATAGATCCACAAGGACTGTTTAAAGACATTACAACTAATAAGACATACTGCCAAATCAACTCAGTTGGTGAAGGTCAGATTAATGTCTGTGGAGAAAACGGAGACATTGAAGTTGGTGACTTAATTGTCACTGCGTCACTCAACGGTAAAGGCATGAAACAGTCAGATGACGTTGTACGCAGCTATACAGTTGCAAAGGCTCGGGAGGCTGTGACATTCAGCAGTCCTACTGAAGTAAAACAAATTGCTTGCATTTACATGTGCGGATAAGGAAATACTATGGCACTTAATCCAATGATAGCGGCCGCTGGTGTAAACCTTCTTGGAGGGGTTCTTGGAGGCCGTAGTCAAGAAAGGGCAGCTGCCTCGACAGCACAGGCTCAGTTAGAGGCTGCTAAACTTGCGGCACGGTTTAGACCTGTCGGAGTCACTACTGCGTTTGGCCAAGCAGACTTCCAGGTTGAGCCAGATTACATTCCACAAGTTGATCCACAGACAGGACAGCCTGTATTAGATGCCTCAGGCAACCCAGTCATGGTGGAGAATCCTAATGCAGGGTTCTTGTCAGAAGCTGGTTACACTCTGAGTCCTGAACTACAGGCACAGCAGGCTTCACTTCTTGGATTACTTCCTACAGCGTTAGAGAGGGCTACAGGAGCCTTTGCTACTACGCCATACCAAGACCTCAGTGAACAGTATCTACGTCGTGCTCAGCCCTTCATTCGTGATATTGAACTTGATCCTACCAGAGCAGCTGCAGAGCGTGTTGCACGTATGCAGACTCTACAGGCTCCAGGACGTGCAGAGACTGAAGAGCGTTTATTTAGCAACTTAGCTGCAAAAGGCTTAACAGGCTTAGGAGTCACTACAGGCACAGGCGCTACTGTTAATCCTTACATGGCTGCATTGCAGGAAGCACAGGCTCAGGAAGATGCACGGATTGCTGCTGAAAGCCTTGACTTGGCTCGTAGAGACATTGCTGCTGATCTTGAATTAGGTGGTGGTCTACTGAGTTCTGCACAGGCTCTAGAGGGCTACTCAGCCGGACGTGTAGGACAAGCACTGAGTCCTTATGAAGCACTATTAGGACAAGCAACAGGTCTTGAAGCACTTGGTCAGCAGGCTCTAGATATCGGTACAGCACTTGGTACAGGCGAACGGACTGCAGCGTCTCGATTAGCCTCTGGTATGTCTGCAGCTGCACAGACTCGTGGTGAGGCTGGAATGCTACGAGGTCAGCGTATTGCTGGATTGTTTGGCGGTGTAGGTGATATCATAGGTCAATACACTCCACAAACACCTACAGTATCAGGCGGATTAATGCCTCCCGGTGCTGGAGTTATGATGCCTCAGCAGACTCCTAGCTACAATCCATATGCTGCAGGTTTTGATTTCTCATTACCAACACCGGCTCCTGCAGGTGCATTTGGACCCTACTCAGGTGGATACGGAGGCTACAGTGCATCATACGCTGCGCCTTATACACTTAATCAGGTTCAACCAATGGTAACTCAGCCTGCACCACTATTGACTCCAGGTCAGGGTGCGACAGAGTCTTTCTACCTTTCACCATAAGGAATAATCATGGCACTGAAACAATCAGAAATCTTAGGACTGTTTACATCGCCAGGTGATATTCAGCGTTCTATTGCAGATCAACTTGTACAACGATCTACACAAATCTCTAGTGATCCTATCACACAGCAACTCTATCGTGGTGCAGGTCAATTAGCCGGTGCAGTGGCTCAGCAACAAGGTATGATGCTCCCTGGACAAGCAGAGGCTACACAGATTGAAGAGATTCGTAAGTCTGTACCGTTTGATGCTGAGAATCAGTCAGAGTACTACACAACATTGGCTAAGCGTATGCTGGACCAGGGACTGACTAAAGCAGGATACCAAGCGTTAGAATTGGCTAGACAGGCTCGTTTAGACGAGGCTAAAGTTGTTAGAGATGAGAAGAGAACTGCAGGCGAGTTAGGCGCTGCAGATAAAAAAGCCATTCGTGAAGCCTCTGTTTCTGCTCGTGATGCTCGTGGCAGGGCTACTCAGTCTCGGGGCCTCCGTGACCGCTTTTTAAATGAACAGCCGATGTCAGGTATCATCGGAAGTATTATGGGTTCATTCAGAAGTTTTGTTGGTGGACAAACTGAACTTGATAACTTAAAGAAAGAATACGAAGGACTGCGTATCTCAGATGGTATGGCTAACCTCCCTCCAGGTGCTGCATCAGATAAAGATGTTGAACTTGCATTGTCTCGTTTTCCTAACAAAGACGATAACCCAAACTATATTGCAAGATTCCTAGATGGACTGTATAAAGCCTCTGTCGTTGAATCAGAATATCAGACATTCTATGCAAAGTATTTGAGCCAGAATTACGGAGACTCTTCAGGTGTTGAGGATGCTTGGAAAGAGTATGCAAAAGATATTGATTTTGAGTCTAAGTATGGGTTTCAATGGAACGCTGATGCGGGTGCTGTCGAAGATACTTCTACCGGCACTTCAGAAATCCGTGAATGGAGTACATTGTAATGCAAGTCAGATTACCTAGTGGTATAATTATTAACGGTATCCCTGAAGGGACATCCAAAGAAGAAATTAAAAGAAAGGCTATTGCCGCTGGTATTGCAACTGAAGAGGATTTTAAAGTACAGCCTATTCAGACTGACGAAGGCGAAATGGAAAACATGGAAGCATCTTGGCAGGATCGCTTAAAAGCCTCTGCTATTGATATGCTTCCTGAGTTGTCTGCATTAGGTGGTGCAGCCAGTGGTGCCTTGCTAGGCGCTCAGGCAGGCTCTATCGTTCCCGGTGCAGGTACTGCGTTAGGCGCTTTAGCTGGTGGTGCTATTGGAGCCTTTGCAGGTGGTGGTGCAGGCGAATCAGCCCGTCAGTTAATTGAAGGTGAAGAAGCAGATCCACTGAAGGCTTTAGAGACTGCGTCATACGAAGGTATTCTGGATGTTACCGGTGCTAAGGCTATTGACATTATTGCCGACACAGGACGCTTAGCTGGTAAATTATTACCTAAAGGTGATATGCCTGTAGATATTGAAGATGTTAAAGAACTTCAGCAAGCACTCCGTGCTCGTGGCTCTACACTGAGAGCAACACAGGCCAGACCAGAAGATGCGTTTCGTGAAGGTTTAGAATCTGCTGCTGAAGGTGGTCTTGGTACTAAGCAGCGCTTTAAGATGATTGCAGATTCTCAGCAGGCGTACATTGATGATCAGATTGATGCCTTGGTTAAAACTCAGTCATCTCTTTCTACTGAGCAAACTGGTAGACTTCTGCAGAACTTAATTGAGAACACACGAGTGGCTTCCTCTGAAGCATTCCAGCGCACCTTTGATGAATTAGATGCAGCCGGTAAAGGCGTGACAATTAATATCCAAGGGATTCGTAATGTTGTCACTCGTGGACGTGCTGAGTCAATGGAAGGACTTACTAAGAATGCTGAACGTATTGCAAAGGCAGGAGGGCAGATTCCATTCTTGGAAGGGACCATTAAGAAGGCTTATGATGACATTATGTCGCTTACGCCGAATATGAAGTTCTCCACAGCATTTTCTAAGTTAAAGAATCTAAAGAAGCGCTTAACAGCATTACGTGGAGACCCTGCAACTAAGAATGATCCAGCAGTTGCAGAACTTGCGAGTATCGTTAATAACTTTGAGACTAAGATGCTTGCGCAGGCTCAGAAGACATCTCCTGAACTTGTTGAGATGTACACTAAGGCGATGAAGCAGTATTCCCAAGCACAGGATACGCTTTATAATAACACGATGAAGGCTGCGCTGAAGGATGATCCTGAACTTGTTGCACGTCACTTGTTATCCTATGGACGGGTGACTCCGATTAAGGATATCCGTAATCTCGTCAAAGAAGCTAAGAAACTGAAGTCAACAACTGGACGTGATGTCTTAGCAGGACTTCGTAGAAGTTTTATGGAGAAGGCCCTTGCCGGTGAAGGTGGACAAGGTATTAACCAGTTGCTTAACCTTGAGAAGCGTTTAGGCGATCCTGATTTCTTAAGAACTTATGAAGAACTCTATGATGCGCAGACTGTTGCAAAGGTTAATAAACTTATCAAGCAAGCAAATATTCTCAGTCGTGGTCCTGGAGGTGAGTTAGCACTCTCTATTCGTTCTAGACAGGCCACTGCAGCAGAATCTGTTATTCGTCCTGATCGTACACTTGCACAGAGATTCTCAGCAGTTGTGATTGCAAACATGCCTCGCATCATTGCAAAGAACATCACAGACCCTGCGTCAATTGACAGATTGTCAAACATTGTGAAGGTTGTGATTAAAGCAGAGAACGAAGGTAAGCGTATCCCTGCAGCGGCTGTGAGAGGCTTGTTAGTGATGGCAGGTGATGCAGGTATAGATATTGAAGATGATAGGCGTATTGCTGAGGTTAACGCACTGCGTAAGCAGTACGGTCTTGATCCTGTTGAGCCTGCGAAGCCTAGACAAGCTGCACAGCCTGAAGAGCCAGTACTGACTCAAGAAGAACTTCTTAGACAAGAAGCAGGGCTATAAAAAACCCCGCCGAAGCGGGGATATCACTGGAGAGTGAAACTGAAGGCTATGTAGGAAACTGCATAGCCTTTAATCTTAGTTATTCAAAAACTTCAAAGACATCTCCGATCATGATCTTAATGAAAGGGATGTTGATTACAAACCCGTCAAAGAAGTACACCTGAGCATCCTCAATGTCAGCGTTCTGCGCCCATCCTAGGACTGGTTGAGATTGAACAGTCTCTATAGACAAACCAAATACATGATGAAAACGTGCTGCTACCATCCCCAATCCTCACCGTTTAAACCATGTGCGTTGTAATCTGTTACTCTTTTCTCAAAGAAATTAGAAATAGAGGAACCTCCAAGCAACTCCTCCATCCACGGTAGAGGATTCTCCTTAACCTTCCAATTCGTCTTGAGACCAAGTTGGAGTAAACGTCTGTCTGCGAGGTAGCGAATGTACTGCTTGACATCTGCCGCCGACAAACCTTCCAAGTCACCCATCTCATACGCAAGATCAATAACTTTATCTTCAAGTTTGACTGCAGTTCTAAACATTTCGTAGATATCTTTCTTAAAATCATCATTCACAACTCTTGGATGCTCTTCGCAGAACGTCCTAAACAATTTAGCCATGCCCTCTGCGTGTTGACTCTCATCTCGGACTGACCATTCAACAACAGTACACATCCCCGGCATCTTACCAAATCTCTGATAGTTAAGAAGCATTGCAAATGCTGAGAACAAAGACATTCCTTCATTCAGCACAGACCTTGCGATTGCTAAGGCAGTACCTTGGTGCGAATGTACGTCTAATCCGGACATGAACTCCAGTTTTTCAGACATCTGAGTATACTCAAGAAATGTGCTGAACTCTTCTTCAGGTAATCCTAAGGTGTCGTTCAGGAGGGCATAGGCACGTTGATGAATAAATTCCCTAGAGGCAAATGCAGTCAGCATCGCCCGAATCTCGTTATTCTTAAACTTAGGAATATAATACTCAAGATAGTTCGTACCAACCGCTACGTCTGTCTGCGTGAACAGGCGAAGAATCTGCGTTATGTGGTTCTTCTCAGCCTTCGTTAACACATCAGACTTCCAGTGGTTAACATCTGTCTGTAACTCTAACTCATCCTCAATCCAATGAATACGTTCATGCTGCGTAGAATACTCAACAGCCCAAGGATACTTGAATGGTTTGTATGTAGTATTACTCTCCAGTAGTGACATTTAGTTCTCCAATAATTCTTGGTTCTGATAGATTACATTCATAAGATTGTTGTTATGATACTGTAGTCTATCAACTTCGTCTTGTAAACTCTGAATGTGTAGATGACAAGCATTCAGTAGTTGTTTATTAAAAGGATCAATATCCTTCACGAGTTCCAATCGCTTAATTAAGTTTTCCGTTTGACTTTTCAAGTATTCTAATCTCCGATTCCAACCCGATGATCTTTGCATGTAACTTACGGGCCTTATCCCAATTCTTTTTACACGATGCTTTAAGACGTTTCAGCCACGTCTTCTTTAGCTTCAGGGCTAAACTCATAGCCTTTCTCCTTCTCTAGTGCCATCTCAAGCAACCGCCTGAGTCCAATCTCAACTAACAGTCTTGTGGCTTTTGGGTCTGTATCAACAACCAGTGTTGCAGAGCCATCTTCATGTTCAACGTAGTCCTTTACGTCGATTTTTCCTGCTTTGGTTTTCATTTGTTCTTCTCCTTTGCATAGGAATACTATGCATATATTCCCACTTTTATGCGGATGTCATCCCTGACACGATACACACTCCTCGCCTTCAAAGTCCTTCAGAGCATTACGATCTACCTTAGTTCCAACTTTCTCCGCTGTAACACCTGCAGTCGTCCGGAGATAGTATAATCCTTTAAGCCCTTCCTTCCATGCCTTGAGATGTGTCTGATTAACAATAGCTTTGTCAGTACCCGCCGGGAAGAACACATTAACCGATTGTCCTTGACAAATGAACTCTTGTCTTTTGGCTGAGTGTTCGACAACCCATGTCTGATCCAGTTCAAACGCTGTTTTAAAAGTATCCCTCTCGTCATCGGAAAGGAACCCCAAGTGCTGTACAGAGCCCTCGTTCTCAAGTATGCTTTGCCACACCTTCTTGGTGTTCTGACCTTTCTCATCTAAAAGTTTCTCCAAGTACTTGTTGCGGACTGTATGACTTCCCGCCCGTGTTCTGTGAACATAACAATTAGATATACTAGGCTCAATAGAGGCAGAACAACCACATAAGATGCTGCTGTTAGCGTTAGGAGCAATAGCCAATAGATGCATATTCCTAACACCTGTGCCACTACCATCAGGACATTCGCCACGTTCTGCAGCCAGTTGATACGTTGCATCGACAGCTTGCTCCTTAATCGCTTTGAACATCTGATAGTTTTCTGAGGCTGCCTGCCAAGACTCCCAGGCTATTCCTTTGCTTTGGAGGTAGCCGTGGAAGCCCATTGCTCCCAAGCCGACTGAACGTTCTCTATAGGCTGAGTAAACTGCTTTGCCAAGTTCTTCTGGAGCGTTGTCGATAAAGTATTGTAGTACGTTGTCCAGGAGTCTGATAAGGTCTCCAACCATTCCTGATGTACACCACTCGTCGTACTTTTCGAGGTTGACTGAGGAGAGGCAACAGACTGCTGTGCGTTCTTCACTTGTTGCGAGGTGGATTTCATTGCAGAGGTTAGAGCCGTTAATGCGTAATCCAAGTTCTTTTTGTTTAGCTGGTAGGCTTCTGTTGGCTGTGTCGATAAAGTTAAGGTAAGGGCTACCAGTTCTAAACCTAGCTTCAAGGATTCGTTGCCACAGCTTACGAGCCGGGATTGTATCTCTGACAAGTCCTGTATTTGGGTCTGTAAGATTGTGTTGTCCGTCATTAATTACTTTCTCCATAAATTCATCTGTGAGATTCACAGCATTAAACAAGTTAAAGCACTTACGATTGATGTCACCACCAGTAGGTACTTTAAACGAAATAAATTCTTCAATGTCAGGATGGCTTACGTCCATGTAAGCTGCGTAACTTCCCTTCCGAGTCTTGCCCTGTTTGTACGCTGTCATCTGACTGTCCACTACCTTCATGAATGGTATCGGGCCTGGGGCTTTGTCGCTGATACCTCTCACATCTGACCAGTGCCCACCCACACCTCCGCCCTTTACGGAAAGCCATGCTACTTCACCATTATGTTCAATAAGGCTATCAAGATTGTCCCCCACGTAAGTAAGGAAACAACTAATAGGCAGGCCCCGATTGTTTCGTGCATCGTCAGGTGCGTTCGACAGCACAGGCGACGCAAACATAAACCAACCTTTTGAAGCATAATCATAAATACGCTGCGCAAAGTCCAAGTCACCGGCTGAGTAGGCCACAGAAGCCCTTGCAAAAGCCTCTTGAGGACTTGTTTCATGCTCGTACATGTAGTAATCACGCATGAGCGTAATTGCTTGATCACTGAGTCTTTCGTCTCTGCCATAATCAATCGTTATCCCAAGATAGTTCTTCGTCGAATGGGGTGATTTCATCAAATTCTCCAGTTAGTTCTAGGTAGTTGGATTCTATTAGATCGCTAAAGCGATTGACTAAATCAAATGAGGTAATCTCTAAAGTTTCCAATAGAGTTACCTCATCCAACTGTGCCAGTTTGTCTTTGAGTTCTTCTAAAGTAATCACGGGCACGAACCTACTATTCTATACGATTTCCAAGAGTTTGTCAAGGTAATGCTTGCACTTTTCAAGGTCTGATCGCCCACCTTTGTCTTCCCATCTAGCTAAGTACTTGATTGCATTACCCCAAAGAAATCCTTTGAAGGCTTCTTCAGACATCCAAGATTCCATAGCCTGCCAAGGCTGCACAGACTTTGACGTGTAATGTACACCACCAACTTGGTGATTATTCGCTGTCATCTTGTTTTCCTGGGTAGTAGATACCAATCTCTTCATTGATATTAAACGAGTATCCATAGGCAGCCTCAACAACAGAGACTAGGTCATCTACAATATCTTTCCAACTTACATCTTCAGGATATGTTGCATCAAGAATACGTGTTCTATCATGGGCTTTTATTTCTAGTTTGACAGAGAACCTTTCAGTGTCAAAAAAGTCAAAACTATCCATTATGTTTCTCCACAAGATTTAAAAAATGCTCAAGGTCAACTACTGCTAAAGGCTTCGATCTGTTTTGTTTGATAACGACAAGAGGCTCATACTCTGCTGAGTTACCTTCACATTGATTGTAGTAGTTGTATACTGCGATCTTTGCAAGGTTCTTACACTCAACAGAGTATGGAAACAGTTTACGAGCAGCAGGAGACAACTGAACGTCCTCTCCAGACTGACCCATCCCTGTGCTGCGAACATCGTCTGGCTCAAGCGTTGGGAAGCGCTTTAGAATACCATCACGGACTGCTTGCTGTAGTTTTCTGCCTTTTGCTTTGGCGGACTGTGCTTTCATGCTGTAGTCTCTGTTGGTGGTATAAACTTATCACCGAACGATCTCAACATGTAAAGCAGATGTCCGTTCTCCATTGCTCTGTCGTAGCCTAAATGCTCTACGATAACATCCCACATCTCCTGCTCAGTCTTCCCTTCCAACAACTTAGTTGCTCGTTTCTCTCCGATACCGTGTACACCGACAATGTTGTCTACTCGGTCACCAGTGAGAAACTGTTTATAGAAGTTAAACTTAGCAGTCTCTTCATCAATGTAATACAGGAGACCTTTAGCAAAGTTGAAGTGCCAGCCAACAACTTGGTCCAGGTCTTTGTCCAGTGATACAATGATACCTTTATCACCTTTCTCAGTTGCCTCAATGGCAACCGCATCGTCTGCTTCAATCCCTTCCCAGATTGTTGCATCCCAAGACCAAGCGAGATAATCCCTGAGTGCTTGGTAATGGACAGGCTTAACAGTTCCCTTACGATTTCCTTTGTAAGGGACTGTAACGGCAATATCATCCCTGAAGTTGCCCTTACCTGTTAAGTGTAGTGACCACGTGATGCAGTAAGGTAAGTCAAACATAATCATATCTTCAACATACCCTGCCATTTGTTTGATAGCCATCTCTTCCGATTCTTCGTTGGCTGCAAAGCCAATACGGTAGACTAAGATGTCTGCATCAATGATCGCATGATAACACATTAAAGGATTTCGTCCTCGTCATCCTCTTCAACAAGGAGTTCCTCAACGCCTACGTCATCCCCAAACTTGATTAAGTTGGTGACTACGAGTTTCTTCAGAGACGCAGATACGCCTTCCTTGTTCTTGAACTTCCAAGAATACGGCTCAATCAAAGCAATACACTCTGAACCATTGCCGATCTTTACAGCCTGTGGAGATGGAGAACCATCATCCTTTAGCGGAAATCCAGTCAGTTGCATACCATCTGCATCGTAGGTACGCATAGGCAACTTAGACTTACAGGTCACATAGTAACCTTGTCCTTCTTTCTGGTTGACAGGTATTCCCATACCTTCTAATGCATTCACTGCATTGTCACTGAGGTTACAAATATCCATCTGATACTTTTCAGACATTGGATTCATGACATCTGTAGAAGCCCACATAATGTCGCCTTTGATTTTCACACGGTCAGTCATCACATTCTCCTCTTGGTGTGATAAGATCATTATAGCACTGTAAACTCACAGTTTAGTGAGTCTCGTACCAATTGTTGCCGATTTTACTCTCAGCATCTACTGGGCATCTAAAGCCCAAGTTAATCCCTGCTTGTTTCGCAGAGTCTACCATGATTGACGCAACGTCTTCGCCATAGCGATTTGCTGTTTCAATCTGTATTTCATCATGGACAAACGCAACCTGTTGCACAGGTACTTGTCTCTTCCTAAATGTTTTATGTGCTTCAATGCACCACTGTTTAGCTATAATAGCACCACAGCCTTGTAGTAAAGAATTAAGCGCAGCATGTTCAGAGCGCACAAGTATTCTTCTGCCATCTAAGCCAGGAACATAACCCTTCGCTGCCAGCTTCTGAACTTTCTCCATGAGTCGTGACAACGCAGGAGTGTTCGCATAAAAGCGACGGAGGATTTGTTGTCCCTCCTTGGCACCTCCGCCGACAATACTACCAATCTTAGCAGGACCTGCACCATACAACGTCGCATAAATCAAAGTCTTAGCTTGTGGTCTTGTAATACCAGCAGCGTCAGCGTTCTTCTGATGGATGTCGCCATTCAGAAGTTCCTCTGTCCACTCATCGTCCTGCATATAATGAGCAAGACAGCGTAGTTCAATGCCTGATAAATCCGTACCGACAAGAACGTTAGATTCATCGACAGTCCATAGCTTACGACACTCTACACCATATGGTTTAGTCACAGATGGTACTTGTCCCAAATTGGGACTATGGTGTGTCATACGTCCTGTCACTGCACCGTTTGTAATAATCGCACCATGCACTCTGTCGTCGTCATCAACATTCTTTAGCCAAGAGTCCATCAAGCCAACACGTTTCTGAATCATTAAATATTCAGCGATCAATTGAGCCTCTGGAATATCTAATCCTTCAAGAGTACTCTCATCGACAATAGGTTGACCTTTCTCTGTGTGCTTCGTAGGCTTCCAGCCAAGGCCCTGCAGCCGGTCTGCAATCTGCTTGCGAGAGCCTGGATTAAACACAGTGACTTTATCTTTCAGCTGCTTGCCGGTCTTTTCAGACCAGCGTTCCTCTACGATTGGCTCAAATACTTTCTGCATCTCATCTTCAATAACGCCCATTCGATCTGCCAAAGTAGCACGTAATACTTCTGCTTCAATACGATCCAGCTTAAACCCGTGACGCTCTTGCTTAGCACACTCAATAGCAACTTCGTGCTCAATCTGCAGAGAAAGAGACGGGTCTTTCCACTTGTTGAGGTTTTCAGAGAGATACTTGTAGAGTCGCACCGTGAGCGCAACGTCCTGCTTACAGTATTCAACCATCTCTTCAGAGTAACCACCATCGTAGTCTGTGAAGTCGATTTTCTCATCACCAAACCTCTTTCCCCAGGCCCTTAAAGAATGTCCTCCTTCGATTACGGGGTTTAAAAGACGAGACATGATCAGCGTGTCTTCCACCTGAGAGCGCTTGATTCCAACATTCCACAGCCTGTTCAGGACTGGAGCATCGAAACCAATCAGGTTGTGTCCGATTATCTTGTCGTAAGACTTCAGCAAAGAGGCTAAACTTTGTGGCTCTGTATGACATAGCACTTCTCCAGTCTCAACGTCTTCAGTCACACAGACCCAAATCGTACTGTGGGTGGTGTTCGTCTCGATGTCTAGCACTAATTTTTTCACAATCAACCTCTTTAATCACATTGATAATTGTTTCTAGGTCTGTACGAAACCATTCATTCAGAAACTCTATTCCTTTGCTTTGTAGTGTGTTGTGAATATAGGTTTCAGCATCGTGTTGATTTGCAAAGTGTTCTGAGTATTCTACCTTGTAGTCACGAAACGGACTTGAGGTCTGATACCCACGACACCGGTCTGCAGCACTAATTGCCTTCCCAACCTTGTACCACTCAGGCCACGCTGGGTTACTGATAATATAGACATCACCTTCATTGATCTTGTCTAAGTCTTCATGAGACCATGCAGCCTCGAAAGTTGGGTAGCGGCCAGGCTTATGTAATGGATGTGATTTCGGTATGTACTCACCACCTACAAACATTCTTGTCAGGTTTTTCTTTGCATGTGATTCAAGTCGTTGACGGGCTGCTTTAGTAGCGCCTGCATACCAAAGTTCTCCTTTAATTTCAATTACTTTGCGGCTATAGTTCTTAAGATTCTTAATGCTCATAGAGCCTCCTCTTCATCAACTTCAGTCATTCTACCAGTAACTAAACTGTATAGCAATGCACAGGCTTTGCCGGTAATCCCGCTGAACCTGTTCTTGAGTACACGTACATACGTCGTGTTACGTTCGGCTTCATCGTCTGCTTGTCCGTTTCTCTCAAGTCCAATAACCATATCAGACAGTTGAGCAATAGAGCCTGATCCTCTGAGTTGTGCCAGAGACGTTGCAGCCCCTTCTTCATGTCCTCGACTCTCAGGTCTCTTTAGGTGACTCACGCAGATCAATGCAACTCCGGTTTCCTGGACAAGCATTCTGAGTTTCGTCATGATCTCGTCAATGGCTTTACGCTCATCTCCGTTGTTCTGCGCAGAGACGATGATACTAATGTGATCAACAAAGATGTAATCACAGCCAACTACCTTGGCAAGATAGCGGACACGATTAACAATGTTATCCACATCACTGGAACCAAAGTGATCAAATAGAAACAGACGATCTGTACCCAAAGTTTGTTTAAATGCTTCATCTTTCTCAGCCTGTGTTGCTTCGTTGTCTGGAAGATGCAGTAGTTTGTTTGCTGCCAAGGACATCAAAGACAGCCCAGTCTTCCGTGTTGATTCTTCCAAGAACATCAATCCAATATTGGCCTGAGTATTCTGCAGGATATGCCAAATAATCTCTCGTAAAAACTGAGACTTACCTAGCCCTGAGCCTGCTGTTACGGTGACCAGTTCTTGTTGTCTAATCCCATAGGTTAGTTTGTTCAGGCCATCAAAAGGATACTCACACGCAGCCTTCTCTAAAGGCTTCATTACCTCGTCATAAAGGTTACCACCGGCTACGATACCATCTGGAGTCCATCTCTCAGCCCTCCAAAAGATATTGACAAACTCAGCAGACCGATTATCAACCAAGTAATCATTCGCATCCTTCAGCCCATTCACATGCTTCACACAACGTGCTTTGTGACTAAACAACTCTGCACACTTTGCCTGAGCCATTAATCCAGGCTGATCCGCATCAAAGCAAAAGACTACGTTCTCGAAGGAGTCTAGGTAGTCATAGTTCTCTTTGCAGTCCTTCAACGCAGACTGCGCACCGTTACGCACAGAAACAACAGGAGTCTTATAGGACATCATCTGGTGTGCTGATAGGGCATCAAGTTCACCTTCAACCACAAGAATATACTTCTGACCTCCTGAGAACCTTTCTTGTCCAAAGAGGGTTGTAGCCTCTCTCCAGTTCCCCTCAATGGTAAACTCTTTATTCCCATTCTTCCGAACCTTCGCAGCAACACCTTCACCATACGGGAATACAAGATCATCACCTCTGAACCCTACCCCATATGCTTGCATAGCGTTCACAGATATCTTCCTATCCGTCAAAGCCCTGTGAATTATGCCCTCAGACGCATTGTAAGCCTTTGTATGCGATTCTTTTGGTCTCATTGGTATTACCCTACTACTGTGAGCCTCTGTAGACGCTGGAGGCGTTTTCTTTCCACAAGAGAAACATGTCCCCCAGCCGTTATCGTCAATTGCAAAGCCTCTTGAACTTCCGCAGTCTTCACAAGCCATTGAGTGCTTAACAAATGCCATAGGTCTTGATCGCCTCTTCCAGGATTGGGTAGTGTACTGCAGCTGGTGTTGCTTTGCCCTTCGCAGGCGCTAAAGTCTCTGCAGCAGCCTTCCACTTGTCATAGGCGATGTAGTCATCTGCCATGTCTGCTTCGTTGGCTAGAAAGACTGCCCATAGGTAGGCTGATTCACCTGTTAAGCCTGTGTCGCTTAAGTAGGGACGTTGTACAGGGGGTAGTTTACTCATGAGAATTGCTCCATGTCTTGTATACGTTCGTTAACAATGCGGTTGTATTCTTTGATGACCTTGTCCAGTTCATTAGAGAGTCTCAGTAAGGTTTTACTTCTGTTTGCTCTTAAATCACTGTTTAGGTCTTCAAGCACCGCATCATACTGAGGCTCAGGATCATACAGATAATCATCAATACGTGCTCTGAGACTTGTCATAAGGATATACGTATCTACTTCACTCATCGTCTTCGTCCTCTAAGTGGTTCACGCACAGTTGTATATCATCAAGATCACAGTCCATAGCGGTATATTCAGACAGTTTCTCTAAAAAACTCTGTAATCCCCAAGCGTGTACATACTCAGCGTTAACACACATCGCCATGTGTAAAGCAACTTCTTGCGCAGCAACTGCGTTCATTGTGTCCATATCGGTCCTCTGTGTAGTCTACTTAGATACTCAGTATCTCTCAGTTACTCATAGTTATATTTAATACTAATACTAGTTACTGAGTATTACTTCGTATCTACTTAGTACTATATAGTATATAGAGAAGGGTAACAGATTAAACTCACAGTTCATCATCAAGTTCTAAAAAATCTTGAACTGAAATCATGTCTTGGTTCTCTATCGTGATTAAGTCTTCCTTCACATAAGTAAAACAACCATTACAGAGGTCTATGAAGTCCCCTGTCATGGCTGATTTTCTTGTGCTCTCATAGTCGCTTAGGGCTTTGTTGCATGCTTTACAGCGCACGTAGGTTCACTCCTCTTTGTCTTTAATCAAGAAAGATTAGCAACCCAGGCTCACAGTACCAAGCAATTAATCGTCATCAATATAAAAATACATGAACGTTAAGCAGCAAAGCAGAGCCGTTATAAGCGCCTGTGTGTCCATTGTAGTACCTCTGTATTACTTTTCCGTTTAAATCGCTTACAGAGCCTCTCAGAGCGTCTCAGAGGCCTTCCAAGGCTTAGTGATGGACCAGTGCAAGTAAGGGACCGAACCATACCATTGTTTTTCAAAGTCTGTTGTTGTTGGTCTTGGTGTCGGATTACGTCCTCTGATTGGTGGTAACGTCAACTCCAAATCGTCTTTACGCTTCGATAAGACTTTACGCACTGCTGAAGGCTTTTTGCCAATTGCTTCGCTGATTTGTTTAGACGTAGCACCCTGCGCCACCATGCGACGCAGTGTACACACTTGGTCCTCTGTCCAGTTTTTAATTATAATCACGTTCAGCCATCCAGTTTCTGTATAGTACCTCGCCCTTCTCACAGTCTAAATCTGCGTCATACGCTTTAAAGTAGTCTGTAAAGTCTTCGTTATTTGTGTAGTACTCTTTGCACAATGTTTCCACTTCAGCCTCTGAAAGATTCCCCTTCCAGGCTCCGAAATCATTACCAAAGCCTTCGTTTAGATCGAATAACATTTCTAATATTTCCTCTCTCTGTTCGTCTTCTAACCACTCGAACCAGTCTATGAACTGTGGTTCTTCTCGGTCTTCAAAGTACATAATTTATCCTCTGATCATCCACCAGCAGAACCCAACACAATACACAAAGATTATAAGGGCTGCTCCGTTATCTATTCCTAGGAGTTGGGATTCAATCATAATATATTGACCAACTCAACAAGGCGTAGTATTAAGTCCACCAATTCAATCATATTGTTTCCTCATCCCATCTCAGTCCATTAAATATATGACAAACAACATCTACTGTCCAACTATTACCTAAAGCGTGATAGCGTCTGGTATTACTAACACCTTCTGTATATCCATCTGGAAACGTTTGTAGCCGTTCGCATTCTGTTGGTGTTAGTTTTCTGTACGTTGTCTCTGAAGTAATGATTTTAGGCTCTCTGTTGCCTCCAGAACAGGTATTTAATGTTGGTGCTTTACCATCAATACTGTAAACACGCTTCAAAATATCATGGCCATTTAAGTCAGCTTCGCCTTCTTGGATACAGTCTGTAAATACAAGCTGTCTACGTTTCTTGTTAAAATATTGTTTCAGGTTTCCTCCTTTATAATATGACGCATCCAGACAATATGATTTGTCTCTATCTACCCAACCTTCATCGTCTAATATGTCTTTTAACAATATTCCTTGGTCTTCGATGTTCCAATCAAAATTGATGTTAGTCCAATAGAGACGCTTTCTGTTCTGTGCTGATACTAATGCGCTGTTTATTTCTATTGGGTTAACACCAAGCATGTCTGTTATTACGTCCTCTGATTCCTTTTTCATTTTGACGTTTTCCAACAGGAAATACTTAGGCTTGCATTCTTTTAACAATCTCACAAATTCAAAGAACAATTGTGATCTAGGATCGTTAAAGTTTAATTGTTTGCCCGCAAAACTGAATCCTTGGCAAGGACTCCCACCTATAATCAAATCAATTTTATGTGGGATGTCAGCAGCTGAGATATTTGTCACACTTCCAAGCTGTACTGTGTCCGGATAGTTTTTATTAGCTATCTTGATCGCATAAGGATCAATTTCACAAGCGTAATAGTTATCTACTTTAATCCCTGCACGTTCAAGCGCAACACGTCCGGCACTAATGCCGTCAAACAGTGATAATACGTTCATGCTACTTCCTCAATTGGTTTAAAACGCTGTTCAACTTTCTGCATCACTTCATGCTTCAAGATCTGGAACGCCATCATCGTAATGTGTTTATCTAAACTTGTAAATTCCATGCCTAACTCATCCAACCATTCTGCACAGTCAGTGTACAGCTTGAAATCATGTTGGCGCACATAATGAACCAAGTCCCAAGCGTTAGCGTAATATATGACGTGCTCACTGCCATCAACTGTGACATGAACATAATCATCCCAGTCTTCGAACTTCCAAGCCTCTTTAGACTGACGCTGTTCTTCCTTCACCGATTCAAATAGATCTGTGATGATTGTTGTATATGTTTCGTAGTTCATGATGTTTATTCCTTTATCTAATGAATATGAGGACACTTTAACAGCTTTTACAGCCTGTGCACGCTTGTTAGACTAAAGTATAACCTGGCTTGGAAGTACTGTGAATTTATACAGTCTTTTGAAACTACGTGGGTACTACATAGACTCTCACACTTCAACTACATAGCCTGCAAAGTTGGCATAGTTTTTGCTAATGCACAGCCTGTGCCAGGACTACATAGCCTGCAAAGTTGGCATAGAAATTGCATAGTATTTTATAGGCGTGGGGGTTGGCATAGTTATTGCAGACTAGCAAGAATCGTGCCAGGTTTCGTAGCCTGCAAAGTTGGCATAGTTTTTGCTACTGCAAAGTCCGTGCCAAGTCTGCGCAGCCTGTGGAGTCATCGATGCCCCGGGGAGGGCTACGTAGTCTGTATTATTTTTGCAGTTGCTACATAGACTTGCAAGAGGCTAAAAATACTAAAAAGACTGTATAAACATACAGCAATAAGTAGCTACATATGCTTTATAACCTACTGAAAAGTAACTAGAAACTAAAAAGACTGTAATTTTATACAGTTTTTAGAGAAAAGGCTTGACAAAATACTTGACTTGTGCTTGGAAATATGGTAGACTGTACAGGTTATTGGGTAAAGTGTTGAACTCCAATGGAAAATGATGAGAAAACAACAATACAGACTGTAGAAATCCTTGAAGAGAAGGAAAAGAAGCCTCCAGCGAAGCGTGGTAGGCCTCGTAAGGCTGACGTAGAGGCTAAGAAGCGTGGTAATCGAGGTGTGCGTGGTAGGCCTCCTGGAGATGCTGCAAGGATTAATGAGTTTAAGGCCCGCTTGTTAGCAACATCGGGCGACAAAGTGATTAATAAGATCATCAACATTGCGTTAGATGATGAACACCCTGGTCAGATGGCTGCACTGAAGATGTGTATGGACAGGGTATTGCCTGTATCTTACTTTGAAAAGGATAAGGCAACGAATGGACGTAGTGCAGTGAGTATTACGATCACTGGTGTAGGCGGTGAAACAACAATTGTAGGTGGTGAGGAGCCTGAGGGAGAAGTTTATGAGCATGACGATTCCGAATAGTGTACGGAACATCATACAAGGGATTTTAAATAATGAGGGTGGCTTTCAAAACGATCCTGACGACACTGGCAATTATGCCGATGGTGTACTTGTGGGTACTAATTTGGGTATTACACCCACTGCCTTGGCTGCGTTTCGTGGAGTCGATGTAAGTGAGATTACAGAAGAAGATATCAGAGGGTTGACAGAGAAAGAGGCTACTGAGATCTATGCACAGGACTACTACTATGCTCCTGGCTTTGACAAGATTGACAACGATTACTTAAGAGAGAACGTTGTAGACATGGCAGTCAACGCAGGACCTGCACAGGCAACGAAGTTACTACAACGTCTCGCTGGTGTTTCTGCTGATGGTATTCTTGGACCAATGACAACTGAGGCTGTGAATAACGCAGGGATTAGTACGAATGATTATTCGACTGAGCGTAAGCGTTTCTACTTAGACTTGGTGCTCAATGATCCGATTAAGGTCAAGTATCTACCAGGATGGGCCTTCAGAGCAGACAAGTATAAGACGCAGGATGGTGAAGGTGTTATTCCGTTGGCTGCACAGGCGGAGGTAGACGAAGAAATAAAAAAGCCTGTAGCCGCTTTGCCTGAGGACATGGTTGCACAGGTCCCTGCAAAAGCGGTAGCAGATCAAGTAAGTTCATTTGATAATGAATTGCTTGGATTTAACGAAGAGTTCTTTATTGATCCGATGCTTGTACCGGAGTATAACCCACAGAATGTCTGAGTTAAAGGTTGAGTTACTTCCTTGGCAACAAGACGTATTTAATGCTGAAGAGCGTTTTAAGGTAGTTGCTGCAGGCCGACGTTGTGGTAAATCACGACTGGCTGCTTGGATGTTGATACTGAATGCATTACAGTCTGAGAGAGGTCACGTATTCTATGTAGCCCCTACACAGGGACAGGCACGGGATATTATGTGGGGAACTCTGATAGAACTTGCACACCCAGTGATTAGTAGTTCGCATGTGAATAATATGCAGATCAAGTTAATCAACGGAGCAACGATATCTCTAAAGGGTGCTGATAGACCTGACACGATGCGTGGTGTCTCTCTGAAGTTCCTTGTAATGGATGAGTATGCAGATATGAAGCCACAGGTTTGGGAGGAAGTACTGAGACCTGCATTGGCTGACCAGAAGGGTGAGTGTTTGTTCATCGGAACACCGAAGGGACGTAATCACTTCTATGAGTTGTACAAGTATGCAGAGTTATCAGAAGATGATACCTACAAGGCTTGGCACTTCACATCCTACGACAATCCTCTGCTAGACCCGGAAGAGATTGATACGGCTAAGAAGTCAATGAGTTCCTATGCATTCAGACAGGAGTTCATGGCATCGTTTGAGGCGCTAGGCTCTGAAATCTTTAAAGAGGATTGGGTTAAGTTTGGTGAAGAACCTGAAGTAGGTGATTACTATATCGCAGTGGACTTGGCAGGTTTCGCAGATGTTGCCAATGCAAAGTCTGCAAAGAGTAAACGCTTGGATAACACCGCCATTGCCATTGTCAAAGCAAATGAAGATGGTTGGTTTGTTAAGGATATTGTACACGGGCGTTGGGAAATTAAAACCACTGCACGTAAAATCTTTGAAGCGGTACACAGATACCGTCCTGTTGCTGTTGGGATTGAGAAGGGTGCATTGAAGAATGCGGTACTTCCATACTTAACAGATTTAATGAAGTCGAAACAAAGGTTCTTTCGTATTGAAGAACTGACACACGGTAATCAGAAAAAGACTGATCGAGTTGTGTGGGCGCTACAAGGACGTTTTGAACACGGACAGATTACTTTGAATGAAGGTAATTGGAATACTGAGTTCTTGGACGAACTATTCCAGTTTCCTAATCCGCTAGTACACGATGACTTAGTGGATGCATTGGCGTACATAGACCAGTTAGCAAAAGTTGCTTACTACTATGACTACGAAGAAGATGACTTTGAAATTCTAGATGAAATATCGGGGTACTAAGCAGTGGATTATGAGAATCGCTCAATGATGTTAGCAGGACTTGAAAACTGGGTTATCCATAAGTGTGACCAGTGGAGAGATCACTACGAAGCAAACTACGAACAGAAGTTTGATGAATACTATCGCTTGTGGCGAGGTATCTGGGACCCTTCAGATAAACTCAGAGAATCAGAACGTTCACGGATTATCTCACCGGCATTACAACAGGCTGTAGAGTCTGCAGTTGCTGAGGTTGAAGAAGCAACATTTGGGCGTGGGAAATGGTTTGACATTAAAGATGACTTAGGTGATCAGAATCCAATTGACATTCAGCAGATTCGTGGTCAGCTAGACGAAGACTTTAAGCGTACTGGTATCCGTAAGGCTGTTGCTGAGTGTTTGATTAACTCTGCAGTATTCGGTACAGGTATGGCTGAGATTATCTTGGAAGAAAACATTGAGATGCGTCCAGCAACACAGCCGATTATGGATGGTGCAATGCAATCCTACGGTGTTATGGAGCAGGATCGCTTTGTTGTGAAGTTACGTCCTGTGCTACCTCAGAATTTCTTAATTGATCCAGTTGCTACAAACATTGAAGAGGCACTTGGTGTTGCAATTGATGAGTATGTACCAAAGCATACCATTGAGCGTGGGATTGAATCAGGAATCTACAGAGACGTAGACTTAGAAGCGTCATACCTCGACACAGATTTAGAGCCTGACAAAGAACTCACCATGTATGAAGAGGACAAAGTACGCCTAACAAAGTACTACGGTCTTGTTCCTGCTGATTTGTTCTATGACGCAATTAAAGAAGAAGATGAAGAAGAATACTTCGGAGAGAAGAAAGACAGTAAGTACATTGAAGCCATTGTAGTCATTGCGAATGGTGGTCAGTTACTGAAGGTTGAAGAAAACCCATACATGATGCAGGATCGTCCTGTCATCGCATTCCCTTGGGATGTTGTTCCAGGGCGTTTCTGGGGACGTGGTATTTGTGAGAAGGGCTACAACGCTCAGAAGGCACTTGACACAGAACTTCGTGCACGTATTGATGCGCTAGCACTCACAGTACATCCAATGCTCGCTGTAGACGCTTCTAGACTACCTCGTGGTGCGAAGATGGAAGTACGTCCAGGTAAGACATTACTGACTAACGGTGATCCTCGTGAGATTCTACAGCCATTTAAGTTTGGCAACTTAGACGGCAACACCTTTAATCAGGCTGCATCTTTGCAGGCAATGGTACAACAAGCAACCGGCGCAGTAGACGCTGCAGGTATCCCAGGTTCTATTAATGGGGAGTCAACGGCTGCAGGTATCTCAATGGGGTTAGGAGCAATTATCAAGCGTCACAAGCGGACTTTGATTAACTTCCAAGACTCATTCCTTCTCCCGTTTGTTCAGAAGGCTGCATGGCGTTATATGCAGTTTGACCCTGAGTTGTACCCAGTGCAGGACTACAAGTTCACTGCATCTTCTTCACTTGGAATCATTGCACGGGAATACGAAGTAACTCAGTTGGTTCAGTTGTTA